GGGTGATCCTGATCAGCCGCAAGTGTGGGAAGAACTCGACCAATGGTTACAAAAACAATGGGCTTACAAGGATGGTAGAAAGCTAGGCATTGCCTGCACCATTATCGATTCAGCCGGTCACAACACAAGCGCCGTTTATAAGTTCTGTAAACCGCGTGAACCAAGGCGTGTTTTTGCTGGTATTGGCCGTGGCGGTCTAGGGCGTGAAATTGTAAGCAAGCCAACAAGAAACAACCGTATGAAGTGCGCCTTGTTTACTGTTGCCGATGATACAGGCAAAATAACCGTGCTTTCTAATGTTCGTATAGAAGAAGCTGGCCCCGGTTACTGTCACTTCCCGCGTGGTGATTTTGGATATACGGAGGAGTATTTTAAAGGTCTGCTTTCCGAGAAGCGTAAAATCGTGATACGTGGCGGCCTAAAAAAGATAGAATGGGAGAAGATACACGAGCGGAACGAGCCGCTTGATTGCCGTAAATATGCTGTTGGTGCAATGGAAATCATAAACCCTGATTTTGATTGGTTGGCAGAAGATCAAAGCAGATTGAGCCTTTATGTTCCTAGTCAATCAAGCCAAGGCAGAGCAAATAAAAAACGTAAAAGAGTAATAAGTCAGGGCGTAAATTAAAAAGTATTTGACTTTTTAAAACTATGCGTACACCATTTAACCAAATTTAAGGGGGGATTCAATGCCAGCTTGGACATTGGAACAGGCAAAACAACATTTAGCTTCATGGCTTGAAGCTGATGCCGCTTGCGCAACTGGTCAATCTTACAAGATTGGAACCCGATCACTTACTCGCGCTGATGTTTCTGAAATTGCAGAGCGCATTCGTTTCTGGAAGCGTGAAGTTGATAAACTTTCATCTGGCCGTAGAGGTGGTGTAAGAGTTATGCGCGTGGTGCCAAGAGACTTATGAACGTATTCGATAAGTTAAACCCTTTATCACCACAGAATAAGCTTAACCGTGCTGTTGCGCGTAAAAAGCTTAACGCTATTACTAATTCTGGTTACTCGCATCATGGGGCCAGTAAATCAAAGAAATCATTATTGGGCTGGATAAGCAAAGGCTTATCACCTGATGAAGATATCGTTGAAAACCTTTCTACATTGCGCGAACGTTCCCGTGATCTGTATATGGGAACCCCAATTGCCACAGGCGCATTAAAAACCATTCGTACCAATGTTGTTGGTGCTGGCCTTAAGCTTAACCCACGTATTGATTATGAATTTCTAGGTATGACATTAGAGCAAGCCGAAGAATGGGAAAAGCAAGTTGAGCGTGAATGGAAACTATGGGCGAACTCTAAAGAGTGTGATGCAGCGCGTATGCTTACATTTGGTCAGATCCAGTCTGTAACGATGCTTTCCGTTCTTATGAGTGGTGATGTTTTTGCAATGTTACCCGTTAAAAAGCGCAGAGGTAGCGTGTATGATTTGCGCGTTTCACTGATTGAGGGTGATCGCGTTGCAGATCCGAAGATGAAACCCGAGCTTCCAAAAGGGCAAAAGCTTTCTGGCGGTATTGTTACCGATCAGTATGGCGAAGCGTTGAAGTGTTACATTTACCCCGGTCATCCAGCCAGCCGCAAAAATACGAATCAAAAACCAGTTTCTGTTGATATGTTTGGCAGACAAACGGGCAGACCTAACGTTTTGCACGTAGTTAGTGAAATTGAGCGACCCGGACAATTACGCTGCGTTCCTTTACTTGCGCCAGTGATTGAAAGCCTTAAGCAGCTTGGTCGTTACACTGAGGCTGAACTTATGGCCGCAGTAGTTAGCGGTATGTTCACGGTGTTCATTAAATCAGAATCGCCAGAAAACCCGTTGCAGGGCGTTATTCCTGAAGAAGAACGCCTTGATGATATGGACGAAAGCAGCTACGAACTAGGCAATGGCGCGATCATTGGTCTTGATAAAGACGAAAGCATTGAAACCGCTAACCCCGGCAGACCTAACACAGCCTTTGATGGTTTTGTTACTAGCATTTGCCGCCAAATAGGTTCAGCGCTTGAAGTTCCTTATGAACTGCTGATAAAACATTTCACGGCTAGTTATTCAGCCAGCCGTGGCGCATTGCTTGAAGCGTGGAAAATGTTCCGTATGCGTAGACAGTGGTTGGTTGAGTCATTTTGCCAGCCTATCTATGAAGAATGGTTAGCAGAGGCTATTGCCAAAGGTCGCATTGCTGCACCTGGCTTTTTCAATGATCCTACTGTTCGAGCAGCGTGGTCTGGTTCTGAATGGTATGGGCCAACACAAGGCCAGCTTGATCCACTTAAAGAAGCAAATGCAGCCAAGGTTCGCGTAAATGAAGAATTTAGTACACGAACCAGAGAAGCCGCTGAACTTACGGGCGAAGATTGGGATCGTGTTCACAAGTTGCGTACACGAGAAGAAAATAAACGCCGAGAAGATAACACTTATTTTGGTGATGCTGTTAAAGTAGCCGAGGTTATGGAGGGCGAACAAGATGCCTAAAGAGAATAAACCAAATAAAAAGTTTTGGTCTGTTGCCAATAACGGGCAAGATACCGCTGAATTACTCATTCACGGTGAAATAGCAGATGATTCGTGGTGGGATGAAGCAGGCAGTAAAGAATTTGCCGCTGATATGCTATCTTTACGCGGTAACCCGATTAAGGTGCGTATTAACTCACTTGGTGGTAGTTTGTTTGCTGGTCAGGCAATGTATGCCGCTATTAAGCAGCACGATAAGCATGTAACTACCTATATTGACGGTGTTGCAGCCTCAGCCGCTACTTTCCCAGCGATTGCAGGCGATACGGTGATCATGCCAGCCAATGCTATGTTTATGATCCACAATCCAAGCACTGGCGCATGGGGCAATTCTAACGACTTTAGAAAGGCCGCTGATGATTTAGACAAGATCCGTGAATCAATGGTTTCAGCTTACCAAGATAAAACGGGTTTAGAGCGTGACGAAATCATTAAAATGCTGGATGAGGAAGAATGGTTGACCGCTTCAAGAGCCAAAGAGCTTGGCTTTATTGATGAAATTGAAACCAGCATGAATATTGCCGCTTCATTATCTGGTAAAAACATGATAGTAAACGGTGTTGAATTTAGTATGGATCGTTTTAAAACAATTCCTACTTCATTGGTTCAGGCAGCGGCCACCAAGCCAAAGCCAGAAAAACCCCAAAAACCTAACGCTGGAACCGATAATGCGGCCAGCACAACGGAGGATGTTATGGACATCGAAACTTTGAAAGCCAAACATCCTGACCTGTATGCACAGGTTACGGATGCTGGCGTAAAAGCAGGCGTTGACCAAGAACGCAACCGAATCAAAGCTATTGAAGAAATGGCGATGCCCGGTCACGATGAAATGGTTAACAAAGCCAAGTTTGATTCAGGTATTTCAGCAGAAGCGCTTGCTGTTGAAATTGTTAAGGCTGAAAAACAGCGCGGTAAAAAGTTTCTTGATCAACGTGAAGAAGATGCTGATAATCTTAGCGATGTTGAGCAGGAAGAGCCTGAAACCAATGTTAGCGCTAGCGCTGATGACGAAAAGCGTAATAAGTGGCGTGCATCTGCAAAACGCGCTGGCCGTAAATCTTAAGGGGGATTTGAGAAATGGCTGAAACATTTACTTATGACAACCTGTTTGCTGGCAAAATTCAGCCAGTAGTGGCAGGCAGTGAAACGATTACTGGCGCAGCGTTAGCGCGTGGCACAGTTCTTGGTTTAGTTACCGCTTCTGGTAAATGCGTTGCTGTTGATGATGCGCTTACCAACGGTGCAGAAAACGTTTATGCGGTTCTTGCTGAAGACGTAGACGCTTCAGGCGGTGACGTTGAAGCAGCGGTTTACTATACCGGTGAGTTTAATGAAACAGCAGTTGCTTTTGGTGGTGACGATACCGTTGCTGATCACAAGCAAGCCGCTCGAAATATCGGGATCTTTTTCAAGCCCGTTGTATCAGCATAAAGGGGGATACTTAAATGCCTATCAGCATGTTTGAAACGCGGGAAATGATCCCGATGCTGGAAGAAGCAAAGCCAGCAAATACGTTTTTGAAGAATACTTTCTTCTCTAACGTTGTAACACACGAAACAAAGTACGTTGATATTGATATCTGGCAAGGTAAGCGCCGTTTAGCGCCGTTTGTTAATCCTAATATCGGTTCAAAGACGGTTGAACGTACTGGTTATAAAACAGAAACCTACGAGCCACCACAGGTTGCGCCTGATATGGTTACAACCGCTGAAGATCTTCTTAAGCGTTCGCCTGGTGAAACGATTTATGGTGCAAAATCGCCTGATGAGCGTGCAGCGGAGCAGCTAACCAAAGACATGATGGAAATGGACAGCATGATCACGCGCCGTGAAGAACAGATGTGTTCACAAGCGCTTTTCACTGGTCAGGTTCAGGTTGTTGGTGAAGGTGTTAATGACACTATTCAGTATTGGTCGCAATTGCCTGCACAAAATCAGCCAAAAGAAGCGCTTGGCGCTGGCTCACGCTGGAACGAATCAGGTGCAGAAATTTTGAATAACCTACGCGCATGGCGCAGAAAAGTTGTTCAAGCTTCTGGTATTGCGCCAACTAATGCACTTCTTGGTGCTGATGCAGCCGAAGCGCTACTTGGTAACGATACCCTGCTTAAAATTCTTGATACACGCCGCATGGATGAAGGCATGTTATCACCAGAGTTTCAGGCTGACGGTGTTGTTTACTATGGCCGCCTTAAAGGAACTGGTCTTGACCTATGGGGTTATGACGAGTGGTACCTTGACGCGAACGGTGACGAACAGCCGATGGTTCCTACCAAGTCTGTTCTTTTGGGTAGCCCTAACGTTCGTACTTCAATGCTTTACGGTTGCGTAGTCGATCCGGTTGAAGGTTCTTTTGCTGCACCGCGTGTTCCAGTTAGCTGGACGCAGCGCAAAGACCCAGCAGGCCGTATCCTAGCCGTTAAGTCTAAGCCACTACCTGTTATTCACCAGGTAAACGGCTTCTATGTAGCGGATGTGTTAGCCTAATGGTTATCCTTAAGCAAAACGTGCGTACCAAGGCTGGCTTATTGCCAGCCGGTACTGACGTTGAAGGTAAACTATCTGACGAGGTAATCGCGGATCTCGTTAAGAATGGTTTGGCTTCAATTGCCGATAAAAAGCAAGTTGAAGAAGGATCGGACAATGCCAGTGACAGCAGCGATGTTGAAACCAGTGCTGAAGAACAGCAAGAAACCGAACAATCTGATGATGAATCTACTGAAACGAGCGAAGAAGTAGAAGAAACTGAAGAAAGCGCGGATGATGTTGATCTTAACTTGCCCGATACTAGCAAAGCCACAAAAACCACTACCCGTGGCCGTGGGAGAAAAAGCAAGTAATGGGCTTTAAAGCGCAACTTGAAAAAGATATCGCTGGGGTTTTCATTAACCCTAGCGAATTCGCTACGGAACACAACGTGGACGGAACACTGGTTGATTGTGTTGTTGATGACGACATTATCAACGAGCGAACCGGGCTAGATCCGCAAATGGAATATGACGGTGTTTTTGTTGTCAGAAAGATGCTTTATATAAATGAATCGTTTTTCAGCGCTAAACCCATTGAGGGCCAGCGCATGGAATTAGACAACGATTACTACTATGTAAAAAATGTTTCTGAAAATATGGGAATGTTAGAGGTTGAATTGGAGCGAAACGACACATGAAAAAAGGTGTTATCAATATCGACTCTACACGATTTAACCAGATCATTGCTGAATTTAGTGAGTTTGAAGGCAACGTTCCTATTGCTTTATCACGCGCAATCAATCGCGCTGTTTCTTCTGCAAAAACTGAGGCCGTGCGCACAGTTCGCAAAAACTACACGGTTAAGGCTGGGCAAGTTAATAAAACGATTAAAATAACCCGCTCAAAGCCTAGCAACTTAGAAGCAACCATTTTTTCTTCTGGTGCTTCCATTCCACTGTCAGATTTTAAAGTTTCACCTAGCACAGTAAACCCACGGCGAAGAACAGCGGTCAACGTTGAGGTTCGCAGAGGTTCAAAGGCTACATTAAACAGTGCGTTCATTGCGCGTATGCCGAATGGCAAAGTTGGCGTATTTGAAAGAACGGGTTCTTTCCGTATAGCGGCAAAGGGTTCGCATAAAGGCCAGCGCCGTGAAGATATTGATCAGTTATTTGGGCCAGCGGTGCCAGTAATGATGAATTCAGACTCAGTTGTTGATGCGGTACAGCGTAGAGCAGAACAGCAGCTTGAAGATCGTATCCCGCACGAAATAAACCGTATATTGGGGGTTCGTTAATGACTGAGGTTGAGTTAATTGAAGGGCTAAGAAAACGGTTTGAAGTCACGCTTAAGGATATCTATCATCCTACTGATCCCAGCCGTGGCCGTGATCAAACATTTAAAGCACCGCAAATTGTTGAAGGTTATCTTCCACCAAAACGTTCAGGCGCTAACGAAGATGACTTTCCGCTTGTTATCGTTAGGCCGCATAAGTGGCGCAGTGAAGATGCAGGCGGCATTATTACCGATTTGCTTGATATTAAGATCTTGGTTGGTTCATACGGTGAAGAGCCAGACGATTTTAAATACACGCTGATCATTTGGCGGCGAATACTTAATGACCTACGAAAGAAACCGTGGTTAAATGACGCTTATAAAATGCGAAGAACCATACAGGCAGAAATGCCAGACGAGCAGGCCAGAGACATTTATTATTTGTCGGCTGTCACTACTTGGGAACTTCCGACCCCACAAGAGGTGGAATTAGACGATGGATACGAACCAGAGCAGTAAAATATACATTGGCCCAGATATACCTGGCACAATGTTACAGCGTTACACGGTTTTACGCGGTGAGTGGCATGAAAGTGTCAAGGCTCTAAGCGCACAATTGCCAGCAGTTAACCGTTTAATTGTTGGTGTAGAAGAAATGGCAGAGCGTGAGCAAAAGCTGGCAGACAAAACCAGTGTTGAGGCGCATAGTTTTGCTGAGGTTATCAATCACATAAAAGGGGTGATTAAATCATGAGTTACAATCATGGCGTTTATGTAAGCGAGGTGCCTACGCAGATTACACCGCCTGTTACAGCTGAGGGTTTTGTCCCTGTTGTGATCGGTACTGCACCAGTAAACCTAGCTTCTGATCCAAAGGTAAACGAGCCAGTATTGTGTTATAGCTACGCTGAAGCAGTAGCGGCACTTGGTTACTCTACCGATTACGAAAGCTACACGCTTTGTGAGCAAATTTACGCACAGTTTGCACTGTTCGGTGTTGCACCTGTCGTGTTTATCAACGTTTTAGATCCAGCAACGCACTCTACCAGCGTAACGGGTGAATCTGTAACGTTGGTTGATGGTCAGGTTAAGCCAGCAAACAAAGGCGTGTTAATCGGCAGTTTGGTTGTTAAAAATTCAGCCGGTGACACCACTTATATTTTAGGCACTGACTACACGGCAGCGTTTAACGATGATGAAGAACTGGTTATCAACCGTATTGTTGATGGTTCGATTGCATCAGATACCGCTGATCTGCAACTTGACTATGACCGTTTAGATCCTAGCGCAGTAACAAGCGCTGATGTAATTGGTGGTGTTGATGCAAACGGTGTGTCTACGGGCCTTGAACTGATTAACGAGATCTTCCCTCGTTTCCGTCTTGCTCCAACGC